TCAGCCGTTCAGGCCGGTGCCGCCGGCCATGCCAGAGCGCTGGATCAGTTCAATCTTGTAGCCGTTAAGTCCACATTCGGCCATCTGTCGAATCTGTTGAAAATCAATAACTTGCATCATCTTCTCGGGTGCCTCTCCCAGCTCAAATAGCCTGAAAACCAGCTCCAGCCGCCACAAAATGGCGGCTGAAACGCCGCCGATCGGATAGCATAGCCGTCTGAACGAGACGGGGACCGGCATGGCAAGAGCAAGACAGAAGCCTTCGGGCAAGTGGGAAATCGGGCTGCGGCATCCATCGCTTCCTGGTGGCCGCAAGTATTTCACATTCGACACTGAGGCCGAGGCCAACGCCTACGCCGACCAGTGGCGACTAATGAAGATGGCCGACATCGCGCCGCCGGCCGAGCTGCTGAAGGCAGCACCCAAGAACACGGTGACGCTCGCCCATGTGGTGCGGGCGTGGATGAATAGCGGGCTGGCTGCGCCGACCCAGCAATCCCCCCTGGGCTCGCTGGTCATGGAGGTCGGGTCTGTGCGCCTGGCCGACGCCAGCTACAAGTGGCTCATGGAGTACGTGCAGCGTCTGAAGGTCAAGAACAACCTGACGCCGACATCCATTAAGCACCGGGTCCAGGCACTGGGCCGCTCAATCGACGAGTACCTGCGACATCATCCTGACGTGGTGATGCAGAACCCGACGCGCCTTCTGCCCAAGGGGTACGCCAACTATTCCGAGGTCGATGCGAAGCTCGCCGAAGCGGCTGGGGGGGAGGCCAAGGAGAATGTCGCGCGCGATCGCCGGCTGCATCCTGGAGAGCACGAGAAGATCGTCGCAGTCCTGTCTGGCCATCAGCGCGAGGACAAGCAGCGCGGGCTTCAGCTCAAGGGTGGCAATGCCCTGCTGACCATGTACCTGCTGATCGTGAACACGGGCCTGCGGCTGAAGGAGGCGTACACGCTGACGCGCGGCCAGATGGACATGGATGCGAAGGTGATTCGGGTGCAGAACAGCAAGCAGTGGCGCGGCAAGGTGTCGTTCCGCGATGTGCCCATGCGACCCGAGGCGCATGCAGCTTTGGCCAACTACCTGAGCACGCGGCCCATGCTACCCAGCGCGCGCCTGTTCCCGTTCATGGATGAAGAGCCGGATCTTCCGATCAAGAAGGTCAGCCAGCGTCTGAGCTTTCGGTACCGCCTGGCGTTCGAGTACGCCGGGATCGTGGGGTTGCACGAGCACGACTTGCGGCACGAGGCCACATGCCGCTGGCTGGAGCTGAAGGACGCCACGGGCAACTGGATGTTTCGACTGGAAGAGGTCAACCGCATCATGGGGTGGTCGAGCAATTCGACCATGGCCCAGCGGTATGCGTCCTTCCGAGGGTCGGACCTGGCCGCTAGGCTGTGGGCAACATCAGCGGCGGCGGCTGCCGGCGCTTCGGCTTCGCAGTGATCGGGGTCACGCCGGGCTGGCGTTTGGCCCGGCGCTCGTCTGCCTCGCGGCGGGCTTTCTCTGCCAGGTAGGCCAGAAGGTCGGATCGGACAAAAAGCCAGCTCCGACCGATCTTCAGACCAGGGATTTCACCAGCGCGGGCCAGCTCTTCGACTTGCTCCGAGGTGCAGCGAAGCAGGGCTGCGCACTCGTCGGAGTCAATGGTTTCGATCGTCGTCGTCATTTCTGCTTCTTTCCAACAACAAAGCGCTTCGGGTCGCGCTGATGCCTATCGCTTCGGTCGCTCAAGCCTGGGATTGTCGAGAGGTCCTTGCCATTGGCTCGCATCCGGTTGACCGATTCGGTCATGGTCTTGGAGTTGTTGGCAGATTTTTGAATCGTCTTCCCGATCGTGGAAGAGCCGCCCCACGAGAAGGCGTTTCCGTGGCTCTTGGGTGTACCGTCTGGCCAGGTGTTCATGCTTCCTCCTGGACACGTTTCCACCACTGGCGGAACTCGATGGGGTCGTACCAGCTCTGCTTGCCCGCGCCGTTTGAACGGTGAACCGTCTTCGGCTTTGGGGCGTCTTTGCGCACCAGCTTGCCGCTCATGGTTCGAGGCGCTACGCCCAGCTCTTGGCATAGCTCAGTGAACGAGCGCAGGGGCTTGTGAATCTCTCCGGCGATCTGTCTGCGGCGCAGGTCGCCAATGGTCTCCGCGAATTTCATCAATCAATCCATTTGAGTCTTGTCGCCCCGCCGTGGCCGTGGATGTGCTCGGCAGCGTGCACGTTGGGGTAAATGACGTGGCTGGCCATCATTGAGCGCCAGCGCACGGCGACGGTGCCGTCCGTGAACTGGACGCCTTCGGCGACGATTCCAGTCCCGGACGTTCCAGACACGTCCTCATTTCGCTGGAAGATGAACCGGCGCATGAGGATGTCTTGTTGGACGCTCACGCGGCCTCCTTGTGTTCTTCGCTGACAGGCACCAGAGGCCCCAGCTCGTCGATCTGCCGGATCAGCGTCTCCATGGAGCGGCGCAGGCCGAGCAGCCCGTGGTAGCGGCTCTCGACCGTGTGCGCGGCCTCCGTGGCGAAGCGCATCGCGCCGGCGATGGCCTGGCGGTCGTAGGCCCAGGTGAGCAGGTCGATCCCCGTGTCGGCCTTGATCTGCTCCAGGCGCTCCCGGATCTCCTCGTACTTGCGCGTCCGGTCGTTGATCTGACGCTGCGCCCACTCCTGGCGCTGCTTCTCGCCATCGGCCAGCATCTGCTGGACCTTGGTGCGCAGCAGCCACTCGTCCGTCTCGCCGACGCGGCGCATCATGGCGGCCACGAAGGTGCGGGTGAGCGGCTTCACATCCTCCCGTGCCGGGGCCTTCTTAACGTCCTTGAGCGCACCCTTCTTTGGGTCCAGCTCCAGCAGGCCCCAGCCGGTCGGGACTTCTTCCAGCTTCACGCAGCCAGGCATGGCCACAATCCACCAGCGATCACAGTAGGCGGCGATCGCTTCAGCCTTGGCCGGGTTCTTGAGTTCCCGCAGCCAGTCGCTCCGCGAAGCCTTCAGCTCGAAGCCGTTGATTTCTAGGCCACGACTAGGCCACATGCTCATGGCGATGCCATCGGCACTGCGATTGGCAGCGTGGCCCGCAGCGTCGCGGACCTCTTCCATCAGCACCCACTCTGGCAGGGCGTAGCGCTTGCGGAGCGCTTCTCGCAGATTGGACGTGCTCATGGGTTAGAACGGGATGTCGTCGTCCATGTCGTCGAAGCCGGACCCTTGGGCGGCTGGCGCAGGACGTTGCTGGGGCGTGCTGGCGCGCGGAGCGTGCTCGCCGCCATGACTGTTCTCGCGGCTGCTGAGCAACTTCAGCTCGTTCGCGCGGATGTCGGTCGCGTACTTCTCCGAGCCGTCCTTGTCGGTGTACTTGCGGGTTTTGATCTTCCCGCTCACGTAGACGAGCCCGCCCTTCTTGACGTACTGGCCGACGATTTCGGCCAGGCGGCCGAAGGTGCTGATGCGGTGCCATTCGGTCTCTTCGCGCAGCTCGCCGGATTGCTTGTCCTTCCACTTTTCAGTGGTGGCCACGGAGAAGTTGGCGACGGCTTCGCCGCTGGGGAGGTATCGGACTTCCGGGTCTTTTCCGACGCGGCCGATGATCTGGACTTGGTTCAACATCAAGGATTCTCTTTCTTGGGTTCTGCTTCTTGCTTCAGCTCTACGACTTCAACGCGGAGCCATCCGGCTTTTCTGGCCATGTCTGCACATAGAGTGGCGCTCTCGTGCAGTTCGTAGGGCTTGGCACGCACCGGTTTTGCGCGGGCGTTCATGAGCCAGTGCTGCCTGTCAAACGCCTTGGGCTCACGCTTGCCGACCTGCTTGGCAGCATGCTCGGCTTCCGCTTGTTCTTCAGCACCAGGTGGCAGGCCGACAACTTTCCAACCCTTGTGGAAGGATGTCTTCTCGACCTTGCGAGTCTTCTTTGGCGGGTTGGTGTTGGGCCGTGGTCGCCACTGATCGCCATTCACATTGACGAAGTTCAGCATGTCGCTGTCTCTTTCTCTTTCAGGTGGTACTGCGCGACGTGCTTGCCGTTCGCCAGTTCGAGGGTCTTGGTTTCGATGTCGTAGCCCGCTTGGCGCAGGTCGTTGATACGGGCAGCCAGGCGGAAGCAGCCGCAACCGTCGAGCGCGTCGATCGCGGTGACGGGGCCTTGCTTGAGCCTGGTCAGAATCCACTCGGTTTGCGTCTGCTTCATAGGACTTCCCTTCAGGCAGCGCGTGCCGAAATGCTGCGTTCGGCCACGGCCACTACGCCGGGATAGAGCTGGCCGGCCTTCTTGAACGCGCGGGCCTGCGCGCCGAGGAACTTGGTATCGGCCTGGATCGCCTCGATCGGGGCGGTGCCAGCCGCCACTGCCTTCACCAACTCCATGAGGTCGGTCACTTCGGCGCTGAAGGTCATGCGGCCGCTGATGCCCGAGACCTTCGTCGGGGCTTCCACGACGGGCGCGGCGGTGACGACGTTCGCCGTCACGGCGGCCATTGCGGCTTGCTCTTGTGCGGCCTGTGCCTGGATCATGGCGCGCGTTGCGGCCTCCTGGTCGCCTGCGGCGGCGGCAGCCTGGGCTTCTTCCTGCGCTTTGCGAGCGGCTTCCTGCTGCTCGCGCTCGATGGCCGCCAGGCGCTCTCGTTCGGCACGGGCTGCGGCTTCTGCTTCAGCGCGTGCGATGGCGGCCAGGCGTTCTTGCTCGGTGGTCCACGTCACCATGGCGCGCTTGAGGGTGGCTTCGGCCTTGTCCAGGTACTCCTTGGGCGCGCGGAACAAGTCGTTCACGGCTTTGACTGCCTGGTTCAGCGGGCCAGTGATGCTTGTGCGCTTCTCTTCCACTTCCTTCTGGAGCGCCTTGACTTGCTTGAGGTCGTCGCTGGCCAGCTCGAACATGGTGGGGCTGTCGATTACGAAGTCGCTGGCGCTGGCGAGCGCCGATTGCGCCTTGCCGGCGAGCACGACGGCGCTGCTGGCGTCATAGCTCAGGGTGTCTTGGGTCTTGGTTTCCATGGTTCAGTCCTTGAAGTTGGGGGTGATGTCGTGGCGCGCGCACCAGGTGCGCAGCGTGAGAAGCGAGGCGAACACCGGCCAGTCGGTCGGGTCCGTGTAGGTCTTCGCGGTGTAGGTGCCGTCGCTCTTGAGCTGCACGGCCATGCGTTGCACAGTCGGATGCTCGGCGGCTTGTTGGTAGGCCGCGAGCTGGGGGCCGACGCTCGGGTAGAGCTGCGCGCTGCTCTTGATGTCGAGCACGGTGGCCAGGCCCTTCACGCGTCCCAGACGGTCCAGCGTGCCGGCGTAGCCCAGGGCCTTGTGGTAGACCGGCTGCTCGATCAGCGTCCATTCCACTTCATGCTCGCCGCTGAACTTCCGCCAGGCCGCAAGGTAGGGCGCGAGGGCGGGGTCCAGGGACTCCACGTCCAGCGTGCCCAGGTCGTCCAGCTCGCAGGCCAAGTGCACGGCGGTACCAAAGTCGGCGGCGGCGCGCAGGACGTGCGGCGCCACGCGGCTGAAGTCGGTCAAGGGCGAGAGGATGGTCGTCACGCCAGGCACAACGATCCCGTTGTACCGGTAGGTGTGCGTCGCTTCGTCGAAGGTCAGCATGTGGCCTCCGTTGCTTTGGCGATGGCGGTGCTGGCTACCTCGTGTGCATCGGTGATGTAGGAAGTGCCAGCGCAGAATTCCAGCGCTTCCAGTAGGTGGGTGTTCAACTCATGCAATCTGCGCAGTTCAGCAGCGGCTGCGCTACACGTCAGGTTGTCCAGCGTGTAACGGGTTAGCGGGTCGATAGCCTCCGCCAGCCGCAGGGCTTGGGGTCGTGTGCTCATGCCAGCGCGTCCTTCAGTGCGATGAAGCCGTCCTTGGTCAGACCTTCCAGGTTCTCGCCTTCAGCGAGGCCGGCCATCTGTCGGGCCTGCGGGATCGTCACGCCCTTGGCGTTGATCTTCTTAAGGATGTAGGCGACTTCGCCCACGGTGGCCGGTGCTCCATCGGTAGCCTGGCGCTGCTGCGGCTCGGCCTTGGGCTGAGCATCGGTCACGGCCTGCTCGGGCGCTGGCGCAGGCTTGCGGGCGGGCATGGTGACGGGTGGCTTGCGGCCGGTGACTTCGCCCGTAGTGGCGTCGATCACGGTGTCGTCCTCGTGCAGCGACTTGCCGGCCATTTCGTCGGCGGTGGGCTCGCTTCCAATCTCCGGGAAAGCCTTGCGCAGGGCCTGTGCCTCGGCGCACTTTGCGATCTGGCCATACGGTCGCTTGGTCCACATCGCATTGGGGGCGATGCTCTTGTCCTTGCCGCCCTTGACCGCGTAGTTCTCCTTCCAGAACTCCTTGGCGGTGAACTCCACGACTTCACCCGTGGGCAGTCGGCGCTTGACGGTGACGCGGCACCAGGCGGGGAAGGTGATTTGCTGGCCGCCAATCGTCTCGGTCACGTCCGGGCCGAACTCGGGTTCAGAGACGCCAGCGCATTCGCCGGAGCGTGCGGCCTGCGTGCGATATAGGCCGATGCCAGGCATCACGACATCGCGCATCGTGCCGGCCTTGTTGTCCCACATGGGGACGATGTGCACGGGCTTTTGCATCGGGTCCAGGCCGGCGGCCTTGCAGTAGCCGAGGACCATCTTGATCGACGTGACTTGTGCGCCAGGGTAGAGGCTGGTGGCGAGCACTTCGATCAGCTCGCCTTCGTTCATTTGCAGCGCAGGCAGCGCGGCTGCTTCGTGTTTGGTGATTGCGTTCATGGGTTTTCCTTTTGGTGATTCATCGAGCCATCAGCGCGACCGTCACGGCGCTGATGAACATGACCGCGACCATGAGCAACATGGCCCGCGCGAGGTCCTTGAGGTAGTCGCGCCAGCGCTCAGGGCGCGGCGGCTGGGGATGTTTTGGGATGCGACGGCCGACCTTGGCCACGCGAGCGGGATCGAAGCCGCTCATGCGACCAGCTCCATATCGGGGGCGACTGAGCTGCCCACGACGAAGAGCACGAAGATCAGCGTCAGCACGGTCGGCCAGTACCAGGTGGGCCTGCCGAGCCGGAGGTAGAGGCGTTCGAGCAGGTAGGGGCTCATGCCTCCACCCCTGCCAGGTTGTAGGCCTCGACTTGCTTGATGTCGAAGCCGAGGCGTCTGGCGTAGGCCAGGACTACGGTGCTGAGGGTCTTGGTACCCGCGATTGCGGCGAAGAATTCGGCGTTCTCGTTGGCAGGGTAGACCGTGGCGTTGCCGTACACGTTCTTGACCTTGACCAGCAGGACGCGCTCTTGGCCAGGTGTGTGTTTTGGTGCGTCCGTGCCCTGTGCAGCCGATGCCTGCGTCGGTACGGAGCGAAGGTCTAGGTTCATGTTCACTCCATCGTTTGGTTGTTACCGCTTCAACCGCTTCGGGGCACTGCCCCTAGACCCGCCTTTGCTTCCTGTCAGCTTCGGCCACGTATCGCTTGGCCTTGGTCGTTTCGCGTTGAACTGCGATGAACTGAATTAAACCATGGTTACCTCAAGAAGTCAACCATGGTTCAGTTGTGGGCGAAAAAAAACCGCCGAAGCGGGATGTGCCAACTCGATGGCAGTGACCCTTACGTTGTTCCGGTTATGAACAAGGTGTTTAGACATCCCCAGAACGGAGACAGCTCGCAACTGTTATGGAGCCAAGAAATGACGGTCGCCAGAAGCAACAAAAAACAGTGAGCCTTTGCTAGGAGAGGAAGATCAGTTTCTTTTACCATCACATCGCCTAGTGTGATGAGACGCAGAACTCCTATTGTGGCAAGCGCCATCATCCCGTAGTAAGAGAAGGCAGCCAGAACAAGTGGGCGATATGTGGAGAACCATTCCACAGTATCGCCAACCCCGTTCAGATACAGGACGCTCCCAGCTGGTAAGGCGATAGAAGCGAAAATTGACAGTCTTGTCCAGGCTATAGAAGTCATCGGCAGTTGGTTGTGATTACGCCTGGCATTGACGTTGTTGCACAGTTGATGACTGGAGAATTGTTACGCTGCATTGATTGCCCAACCCCGCCTAACACACGCGCGAAAAATAATGCGCTCTGCTGCTGCGCTTCAATGGCTTTTGCTTCGGAATGACGGTTCCTGTTTGCATCGTCAAACATCGTCCATCGCATGCTTCTAAATTGTTCATACTGGTCTTTTGTTATTTCGCCGCGATCCATTTTCCCAGCCAGCTCAGACAAGTCTTGCCAAAGACCAATCAGCAAATGATCGTTTGGAAAATAGTTTTTTGAGACCAGCAGCATCTGTTGATTTGCTTCATAGATAGATAGCTTCCCCTCTTTCCTCAACTGACCAATTGTTTCGGACTGGGTGTCATACCCTTGTTGTCTCCAGTTTGCATTGTGTTCGTAGCTGCTTGCACATGAAGAAAGCAGGATGGAGACAGACAACAAGGCAAATATCAGTTTTGTCATAAGAATTAAACCTTCTCGCTTTTCCAGGTCATAAGAATCTTTCCGAGCACATGGAAGTCCATTCCCTCGGTGATTTCGAACGGGTCATAGCTCGGATTTAGGCTCTTGGCGCGGATGACGACACCGGTTGCAGTCGGGATGCGCTGGAGCTGCTTTATCCATCCGTGGTCGCCGATGCGGAAAAAATAGACGCCATCGCTCTTGCAGTCGGTCACGCCACGGTCCATCAAGAGCGGATCGCCGGGGTTATACATTGGCTGCATGGATGAGCCAAAGCCGGTGACGATGCAGAGGTTGCCGATGCCGGTGTTTGACGGCACGTTCATGCGTACCCACTGCTCATCGACGCTCCATGCCTTGATGAGTCCTGGCGGCTGTTCGTCAAGCACCAACCCGCCGTTCCCCATAGCTCCGGCCACATCGTATTGAGGAATGGTTCGGTAGCCGTCGAGAATTTCCGAGGCTGTGCGTTCAACCTTGACTTCCCCTTCACCCGTGGCCAACCACTCGGCTGATACGCCCAATAGCTTGGCAGCCTTCATGTTGTTGGATGCAGTGAAAGCCCGCGTCTTACCGTCAAGAGCTTTTTTCGCAGCCTGGTAAGAGATTCCAAGGCCATCGGCAAGCATCTGAACAGTGCATCCAGATTGCTTGAGCGCGAGTCGCAGTCGTTCTGTGTAATCAACCATAGTTGTCCATCCTACCCTGCCTGCATTGAACAATGGTTGCTTTTACTCCTGAACTATGGTTTAATCAAGTGCATGAAGCACACAACCAAGACAGAAGCCATCGCCATGCTTGGCGGCTCCGTCAAGAGCGCAGCACAGGCGATTGGATGCACGGTCCAAGCCGTTCACAAATGGCCGGAAATTCTTTCACCAAGGATCGCGGATCGAGTCATTGCCGCCCAGACCCGTCTGAAAGGCCGGAAATCCAAGCCCCGCCGCCAGGCAGAAAGCGCCTGACCTATGGCGGGAGACTGGATCAAGATGCGCGCGGACCTCTTCACCCATCCGAAGGTTGTCCGCATGGCGTCCGCATTGAAAGCGGACACGCTTCGGACAGTGGGCGGACTGATGTCCGCATGGTGTCTGTTCGACGCCCACTCTGACGACGGACGGCTGGAGGGGTATAGCCCTGAAGTCCTGGACGCGCATCTGCGCTGGGACGGGTTTGCCGCCGCCATGATTGCAGTCGGCTGGCTGGAGCACGATGAGGCTCAAGGCCTTGCACTGCCTCGCTTTGACACGCACAACGGTCAGTCTGCGAAGCGTCGTGCGCAGGATGCAGACCGCAAGCGCGAAGTCCGAAAAGCGTCCGCATCCGATGCGGACAAATTGCGGACCAGAGAAGAGAAGAGAAGAGATACATCTACTACTGACGTAGTAGATGACAAGCGCGCTGCGCGCACTCGCCCTGCTGTTCGGCCCGAAGGCGTCTCCGAGTCGGTATGGGCTGACTTCCTGACCGTGCGCAGGGCAAAGAAGGCTCCGCTGACCCAGACCGCCCTGGACGGCATCCAGCGCGAAGCCGCGAAGGCCGGCATGGGCTTGCACGATGCGCTGGCGCTGTGCTGCGCCCGTGGTTGGCAGGGCTTCAAGGCGGACTGGGTTGCCGGGCAGAAGCCGGGCGTGGTCATGCCGCAGTCGAAGGCCGCCCGCCAGGCTGCCGATCAGGCATGGGTCGATGAGCTGATGGACCGCAAGCCGGCCAGCGTCATCGACATCACGGACGCGCAGGTCGTGGGGGAGTCGGCATGAAAGAGGCCTCTTTCCCTCCCGTCCTCGATCCGGCTTCTGGCAGTCGGATGATGTACTTCGACAAGCAGGACCAGCGCGTCCTGTTCGGCGACATCCGCAGCGAGTCGCACATCCTTTGCGACGGCAGGGCGCTCGAAATCCGCCCGGCGATGCTGATGGACTTCACGTCGCTCCCGTTTGCGGATGGCAGCTTCAAGATGGTCGTGTTCGACCCGCCGCATCTGTACCGCGCTGGCCCGCAGTCCTGGCAAGCCAAGAAGTACGGAAAGCTGCCTGCGCACTGGCAGGACGCATTGCGAAGCGGATTCGCCGAGTGCTTCCGCGTGCTCGACACCTGGGGCACGCTGGTCTTCAAGTGGGCTGAGACGCAAATCCCGGTCGCCGAGGTCTTGGCGCTCACGGACCGCAAGCCCGTCTGTGGCAATCGCTCGGGCCTTCGCTCCGGCACGCATTGGCTGGTCTTCATCAAGGAGCCGCCATGCAACTGACCGCTTGGAAGCCGACCGAGGACGGCGCGAAGGAGCTGCTGAAGTTCCTGATGGTCGTGTACGGGCAGAAGTTCACCGACCAATGGCGCGGCGTGACGCTGGGCGAAATGAAGGCCGTCTGGTCGATGGCGCTTGCCGGCTACTCGACCGAGGAAGTGCAGCGCGGCCTGAAAGCCTGCATGTCGCGCATCTGGCCGCCGACCTTGCCCGAGTTCCTGCTTCTGTGCCGTCCGCCCGTGGACCACGAAGCCGCGTTCATCGAGGCCGTCAAGCAGATGCGCCAGCGCGACAACGGCACTGACACCTGGAGCGCTCCGGCGATCTACTGGGCCGCCGTGGAGTTCGGGTCGTGGGAGCTGCGCCAGGCGAGCTGGGACCGCGCGAAGGCGCGTTGGACCCGCATCCTGGACGAGCAACTGGCAAAGGGTGAGCTGCCGCCGGTACCGCCGCGCATGGACGCACTGCCGGCACCTGGCAAGGCAACGGCGAACCCGGAGAAGGTGCGCGAGCTGATCGACGGTCTGCGCCAGCGCATGGCCATGCCGAAGGGGGCTGCATGACCGACCCCACGAAGGACCACAAGCGCGTCACACCCGAGGGCCGCGCCATTGGTCGGCAGATGGCAGACCTGGCCGACCGTGCCGTGGCCAGGCTGGCCGCCGAAGGCGAAAGCGACGAGCGGTGCAAGTCGTGCGCGTTCACGCACGGCACGGTGCCCAACGGCTGCTTCCAGACCCAGATGGACGTCATGAAGGCGGTCGTCGAGAACGTCCCGTTCAACTGCCACCAGGCCGACCGCAAGGGCTGGCCATGCCATGGCTGGTACGCAGTTCGGGCGGTGATCAACGTGACGGAAAAAGCCAAGGGCGCGCTGCTTGATCAGGTGGGGCCATGCCCATGGGACTTCTCGCCGCCGGATGACGCGGACGCCGGGGAGGCTGCGTGACATGCCCAGCGTGCGAATCATCGAGACAACGGCCGCTGGGTGGGCTTTACCGGATGCAGTGCCTGGAGTGCTGCGCGCGCCTGGTGGCCAGCACGTACCCGAACCGGCAAGCGGCCGCCGCGATGGTGACGGTCGTGAAACGGAGCATCGCCCGCTTTGCACCTACGTTTGGCCCGGCCGACGTGACGGAATCCGTGCGCCAGCTGCTGGAGAAACGCCGCTCAGTTCCGCCGAAGTGAATCATTGTTTGAAAGAAGGTTTGTTGTGAAGGTTCTTATTGCTTGTGAATACTCGGGGCGCGTTCGCGATGCCTTTATCCGCGCCGGCCACGATGCCATGAGCTGCGACCTGTTGCCGACCGATGCGCCGGGTCCGCATTACGAAGGGAGTCTGTTCGATGTGATCGACTACCCGTGGGACCTGATGATTGCCCACCCGCCATGCACTCATCTTGCCGTCAGTGGATCGCGCCATTTCGATGTCAAACGCATGGACGGCCGCCAACAATCTGCCGTTGCTTTTTTTATGCAGATTGTGCGCCGCTCCGAACACATCAAGCGCGTGGCCATCGAAAACCCGGTATGCGTGATGTCCAGTCTGTACCGAAAACCGGATCAGGTCATTCAGCCGTGGATGTTTGGGCATGGCGAAACCAAGGCCACATGCCTTTGGCTTAAGAACCTGCCGAAGTTGCGACCTACGGACATCGTGGACGGACGCGAGGCACGAATTCACAAGATGCCTCCAAGCGCTGACCGCTGGAAGCTGAGAAGTGAAACCTATGCAGGTATCGCTCAGGCCATGGCTGACCAGTGGGGTGGTGAGCTGGTTCGCGACTACGTTCTGTTTGGTGAGGTTGCATGAAGGCAGTGCTGGTCAAGACCGAGCGCGGCCTGCGAGGCTCGACGCCTGCCGACCATGAGGCCTACACCAAGCTCAAGCGCCGCCTGGAGCGCATGAAGCCGGGCACCTGGTTCCGCATGGAGTGGGCGGTACCGCGCCACGGGCCGCACCACCGCAAGCTCTTTGCCTTGCTGGCGCTGGTGGCCGACAACTCAGAGACCTACGACACAACCGAGAAGGCCCTGGTGGCCATCAAGCTGGTGACCGGCTACGCCGACCCGGTGATCGATCCACGCACGGGCGAGCTGACCCAGGTGCCGCAGTCGATCGCCTACGACTCAATGGACCAGGACGAGTTCGATCGGTTCTACCAGGCGGCGATCGATGGCGTGCTGCGCTTCATCCTGCCGCACCTGGACCGCCAGACCGCAGACCACCTGCTGGAACAGATCGTGATGGGGTGGGGCTGATGCAGTCGAAGAACAAGAAAGCCCCGACCACCGCTGAGAAGCGCCACATCGAGCGCGTGAAGTCGCTGCCGTGTGCTGTCTGTGACGCGCCAGGCCCCAGCGACTGCCACGAAATCAAGCAAGGCCAGTGGTTCACGTCCGTGGCCCTGTGCCCGTCCTGCCATACCGGCTCGCTCATGGGGCTGCATGGCCAGCGCCGCGCCTGGGCGATTCGCAAGCTCGACGAGCTGGACGCCCTGGCGATCACCGTCGAAAGGCTGGTGGCGTGAAGCGGATGCTGGACATGGAGGACTTCCCCGTCGGCACGCGCGTCATGACGCCGACCGGCCGGGTCGGGACCGTCGTCAAGCACCGGGGCGCGGAATCGAAGCTGGATCACTTCCAGCGTCTGACCGTCCGGCTGGACGAAGGCGGACGCCATGACCTGGTGACGCTCCAGCCGCATCTACTGACCAAATGTCCGCCGGAGAAGGAGCCGGCGCAAAAAATCGAAGCATGAATACCGTAGTCCTACCCTGGCCCCCGAAAGAGTTGAGCCCGAACGCGCGCCTGCATCACATGGCGCTGCATCGAGCGAAGAAGGCGTACCGCACCGCCTGCTGGTTGCAGGCCCGCAAAGCCGGGATGTCGGCCGCGACCCTGCTGGGGGCCGAAGAAGCCGATGTGCACCTGGTCTTCTACCCGCCGGACAAGCGCAACCGCGACGCCGACAACATGCTCGCCAGCATGAAGGCCGGGCTCGATGGCCTGGCTGACGCCCTGAAGGTGGATGACAACATTTTCCGGGTGACGTTCGACGTGTCGGACGACATCGGCGGCATGGTGAAGGTCTCGGTCCTGCCGAAGAAGGGGGCCGCATGAGCGAGAACACAAAACCAACGACGCCCAGCGTGGCCGGCCCGAGGACAACCGTGGCGGCAACCGTGCAAAGCGGCAGCCACTACGACGGTCGAGAGCTGCGCCCCTATGCGGGCCGACCTGGTGCAAACGACGCGCTCGCTCTGCCCAGCCGGATCGGAAAGCGCCTGCATTACCGGGATGGAAGGGTGGTCCAGCCATGAAGAAGAAGCGCAAGCCTGTGGGTGTGCACCCGTTCGTGAAGCAGGCAGCCCGAGCCAAGTGGAACGCGGAGGCCGTGACCGCCCAGATTCATGCCCTGACCGGTGCCAACCGCGACCGCCTGCTGGCGCATGGATCGGTCCTGTTCTCGGTGTCCGCTGCCTGCGCGATGTACCTGGGATGGACTGGTGACGAGCCAGACATGCGGATCGTGCGCGCCAGCGTGAACGCCCTGGACGATCTGGCCAAGCGCCCGACCATCACCGACATGGACCGGGGTGCACTCATGAGCGGGATGCAGGCAGCGGCGCGAATCATCGAAGTGACGCCGATCGAAGCCGTCATCGAGGCCGCCCTGATGTACGACGAGCACAGCCGGGCATGGGGGAAGCCATGAAGCCATTGACCCCCAAGCAGGAAGCCTTCGCCACGGGCGTCGCGTCCGGCCTGTCGCAGGCAGAGGCGTACCGCCAGGCATATCCGAAGGCTCAAGCCTGGAAGGATGAGACCGTCTGGTCCAAGGCTTCGACCATGGCCAAGGATGAGAAGGTTCAGGCAAGGATTCAGGAGCTTCGAGGTAAAGCGGCCGAAGCCAACGAGGTCACGATCGAGCGGATCGTCGCCGAGGTGGTGAAGATCGCCTTCGCCAACCAGCGCGACCTGATGACCTGGGGGCCGCAGGGCGTGAAGTTGCGCGCCAGCGACGAGCTGACCGACGAGCAGGCGGCAGCCGTGCACGAGGTGGCCGAGACGTTCAGCGCGCAGGGCGGAAGCCTGAAGCTCAAGACCCACGACAAGCTGGGTGCGCTGCGCTTCTTGGCCGAGCTGAAGGGCTTTCTGGTCAAAAAGCAGGAAATTACGGGAGCGAACGGGAAAGACCTTGTGCCCGAGGCTCCGAAGGGCGTGCTGGTCGTGCCTGGCGTGATGTCCGAGGAAGCCTGGGAAAAGATGATGGCCGAGCGCCAGGAGGGCGGTGCTTGATGGCGCGCTGGGCTCCGCTGCCTGGTGCGCAGTTCCAGTTCCTGACGTGTCCGACCTTCGAGGCCCTGATGCACGGCACGCGCGGCGGCGGCAAGACCGACACGCTGCTGATGTCCTTTGCCATGCACACGGGCAAGGGCTATGGCCAGCACTGGCGGGGCGTCCTGTTTCGCCTGACCTACCCGCAGCTCGCGGACGTGGTGGCCAAGTCCCGCCGATGGTTCACCCAGTTCTTCCCCGAAGCGAAGTTCAACAAGGCCGAGCACTACTGGGAGTGGCCCACGGGCGAAATGCTGTTCTTCCGCTACGGCGCGAGCGAGGACGATTACTGGAACTACCACGGCCACGAGTACCCCTGGCTCGGGTTTGAAGAGCTGACCAACTGGCGCGACCTGAGCTTCTACGAGGCCATGCACTCGACCTGCCGGTCATCCTTTCCCGGCATGCCCCGCATGGTGCGCGCGACCTGCAACCCATTCGGCAAGGGGCACGGCGCGGTCAAGGAGCGCTTTCGCCTGGGTGAGGGTGGCGTGCCATCCGGCCAGGTCATCCGCAACGAGGGCGAGAAGCCGCGCGTCGCCATCCGCTCCAGCATCTTCGAGAACAAGGTCCTGCTGGCCAACGACCCGGACTACCTGGCCACGCTCCAGGCCCTGAAAGACCCGAACCGGCGCAAGGCATGGCTCGATGGCGACTGGGACATCCATGTCGGCAGCTTCCTGGAGGGCGTCTGGGATGTGAAGCGCCACGTCGTGGAGCCTTTCCCGATCCCGGCGAGCTGGAAGGTCTGGAAGTCCATGGACTGGGGCTATGCCCGCCCGTATGCCTGCTACTGGATGGCTATGGACCCGGACGGCGTGCACTACATCTGGCGCGAGCTGTACGGCATCGGCGAGAAGCCCAACGAGGGTAGCCGCGAGGATGCCGCGAAGGTGGCCAGGAAGATCAGGGCCATTGAGGAACACGACGAGCGCCTGGGTTACGAGTACCGCCTGAACCTGGCGGACCCGGCCATCTTCTCCAAGATCGGCGCGGACCGCTCGATCGGCCAGATTTTCCGCGAGGGCGGGGTGAAGTGGATGGAGGCCTGGAACGCCAAGGGCTCACGGGTCAACGGCGCGCAGGAAATCATCCGCCTGCTGTCAGAGGACCGGCTGAAGGTGTTTTCGAGCTGCAAGCACTGGCTGCGCACGGTTCCGGCCCTGCCGCCATCGGACGACAACCCGGAGGACGTGGACACCGATGCCGAGGACCACGCCTGGGATGCCACGCGTTACGGCGTCATGCGCCGCCGCCGCTCTCCGGACGAGGAACAAATATCCGCCGACCTGGATGAGCCGACCAAAAAATACGACGACGACACGTACCGAATGAGGGTCTGACGATGCCAATGGAAAACGACAAAACCGCCGCCGACGGCTCGCGCGATACCCCCCAGCCTGACGAGCTGGCGCGCAAGTGGAACAAGCGAATCTCCAACGCACGCGCGTACTGGGACAAGTTCCACAAGCGGGTGCGCCACAACCGCGCCGAGGTCGCCGGCTTCAACTGGCAGGCTGACCCCAAGGCCAAGGACTTCTACAAGCACCGGGCCAACCTGATCCACGGCACGATCACCGCGATCCTGCCCAGCATCTACGCCCGCAACCCGGAAATCAGCGCGACCCCGCTGTACCGCGCGGACAACCTCAAGCTGTTCTGCAAGACCATCGAGACGGTCACGAACCGCTGCCTGGAGCGTGCGCGACTGAAGGACCGGGCCAAGGCGACCGTGCGCAGCTCGCTCACGTCGTCCTTTGGCATCGTCAAGGTCATGTACCAGCGCGACATCCAGAACGACCCGATCGTCCTGGCGCGCATCAACGACACGCAGGACAACATCGCCGAGGCCGAGCGCCTGATGGCCGACATCGACGATCCCGACCAGCGCCAGGCGCAGGAAGCGAACATCGAAGAGCTGCGCCAGCTCATGACGGCGCTCAAGGAGCAGGTCGAAGTCGTCGCGGCCGAGGGTCTGGTCATCGACCGCGTGCTGACCGACAACCTGCTGATCGACCCGTCGGTGTGCGAGTTCTTCGACTACCGGGATGCGGACTGGCTGTGCCAGATCATCCCCATGAAGAAGTCCACCGCCGAGGCGACCTATGGCATGAAGCTGACCAACGCCAAGGCGTACCAGGACAACCAGCAGATGCCCAAGAAGGATGGGCGGCTGGCCAGTGGCGCGGCGATGCTGGACGAGGACAAGCAGATCGCCATCCTCGAAATCTGGGACAAGAACACCCAGCGCGTCTACACGATGGCCGAGGGCTGCGACTTCTGGCTGCGCGAGCCGTATTCCCCGCGCAAGGCCGGTGAACGCTGGTACCCGTTCTTCCTGCTTCCGTACCAGGTGGTGGATGGCCAGTTCGTGGCCCCGAGCCTGGTGGACCTGACCTACATTCTCCAGGACGAGCACAACCAGGCCCGCGACCGCTTCAACGAGCACCGCGACCTGTGCCTGCCCGGCTGGGTGGCGTCCGGCGAGGTGAGCGAGAAGAGCATCAAGCGCTTCAAGGACAGTGAGCTTGGCGAAATCACGATCGTGGACACCGAGGGCAAGCCGCTGTCGCAGGTCATCATGCCGCGCGAGCACCCGGCCATTGACCCGGTGGTGTACGACACCAGCGCCGTGCGCTACGACTGGGAGCAGGTCACGGGCTTGCAGGATGCGGCGCGCTCTACGGTGGTCAAGCCCAAGACCGCGACCGAGGCCTCGATCATGCAGCAGTCGCTGTCGGGTCGGACCAGTGAGTTCCGCGATCAGGTCGAGGACTGGCTTCAGGAGATTGCTCAGTACGCGGCCCAGATTCTCTTGCAGGAGCTGACCCCCGCGCAGGTCGAGCGGATGATGGGTCCGCCGGAGCCGCAGACGATCAACACGGGCGGTGTGCCCATGGTGGTCGAGGTCAAGCCCTACGACTGGCCGCAGCTCTCGCGCGATCAGGTCTTCGAGATGGTCGAGATGCGGATTCGCGCCGGTACCACGGGCGCACCCGACAAGCTCGAAGAGCAGGAAAACTGGGGCAAGGTCCTGCCGGTCATTCAGAACCTGGTCATGGGGATCATGCAGGCCCGCGCCACTGGCCAGGATGCCGAACCCCTTATCAACCTGCTGCGCGAAACCATCAAGCGCTTCGACGAGCGCCTGGATGTCGAGCAGTTCATCCCCAAGGCTCCCGCCATGCCAGCCCCGGCCATGCCGCCGGGCCTGCCTGCCGGTCTGCCCGCATAAGTTCCCCAACCACTCCAAAGGAAATCCACCATGCCACTCTGGAAGCAACGCATGTTCGCCCGCCTGATGAAGCCCGCCGACGACGCGGGCGGCGATCTGGGCGGCGGCGCATCGGGCGAACCGTCCACCGACTCCGGTACCGATGACGCTGGCACGCCGGCCGGCGACGATGACGCCGGTACCGGTGCCGATCCGCAGGCCAGCGCCAGCGAGGAACCCGCAGGCGACACGAGCACCGAGGACCTGCCGACCGACAAACCGCAGTCCGCGAAGATGCTGGCGCTGCTCGATGAGCTGTCCGGCGACAAGCCTGCCGATACACCGGCCGACAAGCCCGCCGACGCGCCCAAGGCCGACGACAAGCCCGCAGGCGAGGCCGCTGGCGACAAGCCGGCCGCCGATGGGACACAACCCAAGACCGCCGAGCAGGAGGAAGCCGAGCTTCTGGAGGGTGTGAAGTCCGAGCGCGGCAAGGAGCGTATCCGCCAGGTGTTCGCCGAACGCAAGCAGCTCGAAGCCGACATCACCGAGTTCCGTGACCTGGTGAAGTCCACCGGCATGTCCGCGCAGGAATTTGCGCAGACGCTGGAGTTCGGCCGCCTGGTCAGTTCCAACGACGAGAAGAACATCCGCGTTGCCCTGGAAATGATTGAGGGCCAGCGCGCGGCTCTGTACCAGAAGCTGGGCATAGAAGCGCCAGGCGTCGATCTACTGGCCGGTCATGACGACCTGAAGGCCGCTGTCGAGAACATGGAAATCACGCGCGACAAGGCCCTGGAGCTGGCCAAGCTGCGCAAGACCCAGGCCGACCTGACCCAGCGCCAGCAAGCCGAGACGGAGCGTGCACAGAGCCAGGAGCAGTACCGCCAGACCGTGCAGTCGGCCGCGAGTGCGATGGAAGCCTACCTGACCACCCGTGCCAAGGAAGCCGACCATCCCGCACGCCTGAAGATCATCGGCGAGCACTTCCAGAACCCGGCCAACCTCCAGCGCTTCGTGCAGACCTTCGAGCCCAAGCAATGGACCGCCGCGCTCCAGATGATGTACGACGGCATCGTGGTCCCCAAGGCCTCGCCGAGCGCGCAGCCACAGCCGCTGCGCTCGCGCCCCGCGCAACTGGGCACGCCGGCCGCGCAGGGTAATTCGCCGATGGACCGCTTGGCCCAGCACTTGGACAACCTGGGCATCTGACCCGCATCACGAAAGGAGGCCAGGCATGGCCATGAAAGACCTGAAGATCACCAAGAAGGAAGCCAAGGCCAAGAGCGAAAGCATGGTCATCGGCTCGTCCGACCAGGAGCGCTACCCCTATGGCCTGCGCCTGGACCTGAACAACGACACCCTGGAGAAGCTGGGCATGAAAGCGCTGCCGGCCGTGGGCACGGTCCTCATGTTCGAGGCCAAGGCCAAGGTAGTCGGCTCGCGCCAGTCCGCGACCGAGGGCTCTGAGAACCGCAGCGTCGAGCTTCAAATCACGCACATCGACCTGGAAGAGGGCGAGACCGACGAAGAGGTCAATGAAGGCGAGCTGACGCGGGGCCAGGCCGGCGCGATGAGCAAAGTCGCGCAGAAGATGCGCGGCATGTGAACAAAAATCCGGCGGGGGCTTGACGGGGCCACAAAATCCTCTCTGCCAGTTCCGCATCTTTGTGCTGACCGGTCTGCAATGAGCGTAAGCGGGGATCGCCTCCCGCAGCGGATCAGCCAGTACCTCGATGCGGTACACGCCGAATTAGTCGCTGCACCGGTGGGGTCGCGTCCACCAGGACCAAGTGCACCAGATCAAGCCGTACCCGAGTCGCGCCGGGAATCTGATGCACTGAACGCACGGGAAGGGTCTGCCGTGGACGGTGTGGAAGGTGTTTCTCAAACCTTTCATTTCGGAGCAGCGACATGCCCATTTCCAATCAAGACTTGCAGGAGTTGGCCAAGGTTTCCTTGGACGAGTACCTGCGCAACATGCCCGTGGACCAGATCGCCACGGAGCGACCCCTTCTGAAGAAGCTCATGGAAGGCCGCAAGACCTTCCTGGGTGCCAAGCAGAACGTCGTCGAGAACGTCCGCAAGACCTACGGCAGCAACTTCGCCTGGGCCTACGGCGAAGAGGCGGTGTCCTTCAACAAGCGCAACACCACTGAGCAGGCCGCCTTCCCCTGGCGTCGTGCCGTCGATGGCCTGTACATCGACTATGACCGCCTCTTCGGTGCCGGTATCAAGGTGCGCGAAGGCGATCGCGGCGCGTTCAAGCTGGAGCAGAACGAGAAGGTCCAACTGCTGAACCTGCTGGACGAGCAGATGGAATCCCTGCGCGAAGGCTTCATGCAGAAGCTGGACCTGGAGCTGCACCGCGACGGCACGCAAGACGCCGACGCGATCGGCGGCCTGGACACGCTGGTCTCCACCGCTCCCGCCACTGGCGTCGTGGGTGGCCTGGACGGCGCGACCGCGACCTACTGGCGCAACCATGCCGCGACCGGCATCCAGACCGGCACGGTGGGCACGCTGGCGCAGGCCATGGAGACCGGCTGGCGTCGTTGCATCAAGAACGGCGGCAGCCCCAACTTCATTCTGGCCGGTGGCAAGTTCATCGACGCATACCGCAAGGAAATCGTCGTCACGAACAACGCCAACGCTGGCGAGGTGAAGCGCCTGGACGCTGGCGTCGGCAACGGCGTGAACACCGGCCTGTACTTCAAGGGCGTGGAAATCATCTGGGACCCGCAGTTCGAGGAACTCGATGCCCTGACCACGCCGACCGTGCAATGGGAGAAGCGCTGCTACTTCCTGAACACCAAGCACATGAAGTACCGCGATGACGACATGGACATCGTGACCCCCATCCGCCCGCACGACGTGCTGGCCATGTACGCGATGGTCAACCTCCGCTGCGCGCTGTCTACCAACCGCCGCAACGCGCAGGCTGTCCTCGCCATCGCCTGATCGGCGATGCCAACGCCCCGACCGGCTCACCCCGGTCGGGGCTTCTTCAAACCAGAGAACGCGAGGAAGCCATGAGCAAGACCAATGTCCCCCTGTTGAACGTCACGATCCGCCGAGACGCCAACACCATCACCCCCGTCACCGTGCCGCCCTACGAGCTGTCGCTTCTGCGCCAGATGTTCGGCAAGGAAAACGTCACCGAAGGCGATCAAGCCGGCGTCATCGAAGTGGACGCATCGACCGAGCACGAGCGCCTGAGCGCCAAGTACGGCGCGGCCAAGGTCTCCAAGGTCTACGGCGACGACGAAGGCGAGCGCCTGAAGGAGCTGGTCGAGAAGGCCGCCGTGAAGGTCAAAGCCGAGAAGACCGAAAAGGTCGAGAAGTAATCCCCGGCAGGAGAAGCAAAGATGGCGCAGCCGCAAGCCTACAACCGCGAAACAGATTTCACTGAGCGCGACGGTGACGACACCAACCATGCAGGTGTCAACACCGAGCTGGACGCGGCTGCGCTGTCTATCAACGAGATTCGGGACAACCTGGCGCTGATCCAGCGCGACGATGGAGCCCTGAAGAACGGCATCGTCACCGCTGAAAGTCTGAGCGATTCAGCATTCAACGCCGTGCTGGGCGAAGTGGCCACGGCCACCGCAGCCGCAAGTGCATCGGCTGATCGGTCCACGCTATTTGCCACGCAAGCAGAAGCCGACCGGATCGCAGCACAAGCTGCAGCCGCTGCAGCACAGTCTTCACAGACAGCCGCAGCCGGTAGCGCAACAGCGGCCGCAAACTCGCAAACCGCAGCGGCAAACAGCGCGACATCGGCTGCCACCAGCGCCAGCACGGCAACGACCAAGGCCAACGAGGCCAGCACCAGCGCCACCAATGCTGCGACCAGTGCCACGGCCGCCGCAGGATCGGCCACGACCGCCAGCACACAAGCAACCAATGCGGCCGCCAGTGCAACCAATTCTGCCAATTCGGCCACCACTGCCACCACCCAGGCAGGCATTGCCACTGCCCAAGCCACCAGCGCGGCATCGTCGGCAAACGCTGCAGCGGCATCCTTTGACTCTTTTGACGACCGTTACCTTGGGGCTAAGGCAACGCCGCCAACGCTGGACAACGACGGCAACGCGCTGATCATTGGCGCTTTGTACTTTGACACCTCTGGCAACCAGTTGCGCGTCTACACCAGCACTGGTTGGAGCGTCCCTGCGCCAGCTCAGGCCGTGGTGGACCAAGAATTTACAGCGACATCCGGGCAAACCACTTTCACTGTGGCAAACGGATACAACACAAATTCCTTGTACGTGCATTCAAACGGCGTCTTGCTTGAGAAAGCCGACTACACCGCCACGAATGGGACAACCGTGGTTCTTGCCACCGGAGCTGTTGCTGGAGACATCCTGAGGGTGTTCAGCTTTTTAACTCCAATTGATACGGTCGGGATCAAGCTCGCTGCGGAGACTGCAGCAACAAACGCCGCCATCAGTGCGACATCTGCGGCCAATAGTGCAAGCACAGCATCTACTGCTGCAGCCAGTGCTGCGACAAACGCGGCCAGCGCTGCAACAGACGCTGCCAGTGCTGCGGCAGACGCTGCCAGCGCTGTAACAAACGCGGCCAGCGCGGCCGCCAGTAAGACGCTTGCACAAGACTGGGCAACCAAGCTGATAGATACGGTCGATGGCAACGAATATTCGGCCAAATACTATGCTGAGACTGGGCAATATTGGGCAGACCAGTCTGGCGCATACGCACAAAACGCAGAGTACCAAGCAGGCCTGGCAGCAGCAGCAGCAGCTAACGCTGGGGCCGCTTCGATTGTCTGCCACATCGACAACGGCGGGGGGGTCATTGGCGTCGGCACAAAGGCGACTATCGAGGTCCCGTTTGATTGCACGATCAACCAATGGACGTTACTTACTGACGTAGGCGGTAACCTGACTGTGGACGTATGGAAGACAACTTACGCCAGTTACCCAACGGCCTCCAGCATCACAGCCTCGGCCAAGCCAGCCGTGGCGGGGGCATCTAAAAATCAGAGCAGCACGCTCACCGGTTGGACAACATTGCTCAGTGCGGGAGATTTGCTTTCTTTTGTCGTGACGGGCACTCCGTCAACGATTACCCGCGCCACGTTGTGCCTGAAAGTCACGCGAGGTTGATATGGAAAGTCCTGTCATTTTTTATGTTTGCGCGGTCATTGACAACGTAACTGGCGTACAGGTCAACACCATCATTGCAAACACTGGAGAACCAGCGCCGGATGGTTGTCGGCTTGTCGAGCTGCCTGATGGTTATGTGTGGAACGGCACGGAAATGGTCCCGATGCCAGCGCCAGTGGAAGAAACTCAGGTTGAAGAAAACCCTGTTGAGGTGAGCAGTGGTAACTAAGACCGTCTTTATCACCAGCGGCACCACCTTCACCGTACCTGACGACTTCGCCACGTTGGTTTCAGTGGAAGCCATCGGCGGAGGGGCAGGCAGTTTCCGCTCAAGCTTGGCTGGAGGCGGTGGCGGCGGGGCCTATGCCAAGTCCACTAGCGTCAGTGATATGTCCCCAGGCAAGACGATTTACGTCGCTATAGGTGCGGGTGGCATTGCGGGTACGTCCCCGGGAAGCGGGGGCGACACTTGGCTGAACGCGTTTTCCAACGTAGCACCGGGTGACATCGCTTCCGGGGTGCTTGCAAAGGGGGGGGCTGCCGCAGCGTCGGGAAGCGGCGGGGCTGGTGGTAACGCAACACTAAGTGTTGGTAATGTAAAAAGCAGCGGCGGTACTGGCGGAACATGCGTTTCCGCTGGCACAAAGGGGGCAGGCGGAGGCGCTGGAGGTCCTGGCGGTGCTGGAGGTAATGGTGGTGCTGGCGGTTCCACAAGAGGCGGCGCTGGTGGAGGCTCAGGTGCAAGTCTTACTACGCCTGGAGCAACTGGAGGCACAACCGCCACAGCTAACGGCGCAGCAGGTGGAGCAGCAACAGGACAGACGGGCGGCTCTGGAGCAACCTCAACGACAGCGGCCAACAGCGTAACCGCACCTACCAACGGCGGCGGCGGCGGAGGTGGCCACTACAACGCAACAGGCACCAACGGGAACGGTGGGACTGGCAGCAGCGGGTCGATATGGACAGCCACTGCAGGTGGTAGCGCAGGTCCTGGCGGTGGCGGTGGTGGCTCTGCTGCCAACGGACCCACGACAATTTTAGGCGGTGCTGGCGGGACGTATGGCGGTGGCGCAGGCGGAAGCGGCACGTCATCCACTGGTGCGTCTTCTGGAGGGCAAGGGATTATTGTTTTCACATACAACACCCGCAATCCACGCTCTTACGCCAACATCATTGCCGCTTAACTCAGATTGGCAATACCCAACAACATGGTGACCGACAACAAAGCAATGCCATTTTGAAACTGTAAGCAGATGGACCCATCGGGTCTTTCAAAACATCGAAAGGAGCCCAGCATGGGTAGGACAAGAAAACTCGCAGGAACAGTTAGCGCAGGCGGCCCATTGGAGGATGGATTGATCGCCATCAGCGACGTTACAGGACTGCAGGCTGCACTGGATGCAAAAGGTTCTTTGGTATCAGGCACGCCAGTAACCACCAGCGGCGCATCTTCCTATGAACTTTCCAGCATCCCGGCGACAGTCAAGAAGATCAAATTGCTGCTGCGCAGTGTGTCGGTATCCGGTGCGTCAAACGGTTGGTTTCGCTTGCAGCTTGGCACATCGGGCGGCTATGTGACCAGCGGTTATTCGGCAACAGTCACAGCAATAAGCTCAACTGCCGCTTCGTCGGGCTTTGACAACATCGGCTTCATGCCCGCGTTTGGTGTTGCTGATGCCGACTTGTATTCCGGCGTTATCGAACTTGCGGAAGTCAGTCCCAACGTCTGGGTAATGTCAGGAAACCTGAAGTCAACAACCAGTCGCATGTGTTTTAGTGCTGGCGATGTGTCACTCGGGGCGGAGCTAACCAGCGTCAAGCTATCAATTCACAGCGCCGGAATATTCGACGGCGGAACAATTAACGTTCTGTACGAGTAAATCACATGTCTGAAGTCGAAGTATCACACCGCGAAATTTATAACCGCCTCATGACCGTAGAGCAGAAGGTGGACAAGATCGAATCGAACACCAAGGACATGGTGAGCGCATTCCAGGCAGCCCAAGGCGCTTTCACCGTGCTGGAGTGGCTGGCCAAGATCGCCAAGCCGATGCTGGTAGTTGCGGCCTTTTTGGCTGCGATAGCCACCGCCTGGACCAACATCAAGATCAAGTGAGACAACCATGCCGCAAGCATCTGCCTACAACCGCTCCAAGAATTTCTTGGACAACAACCCAGACCGCACAGACCATGCTGCGCTGAACGACGAGCTTGACCGTGCGGCCGAAAGCATCAACGCACTACGCACCAATCAAGCCCTTCTGCAGTCTGATGACGGCACGTTGAAAAATGCGATTGTCACCATTGCCTCACTGTCCTCTGAAGTGATGAACCTGATGACAGGCATTGATGTGCTGACCATCGAGGGGCCAGAGGGTCCCGTGGGTGCCTCATTCAATGCAGACTACAAAGGGCTGGAAAGCGAGCGATCCACTTTTGCAGGGCAGCCCAAAGGCTTTTCTTTTCTGGCCATCGACACCGGCCTGCTTTATTTCAAGCTGTCTGCCACGTCGGGGCACTGGTCTGCCGGTTACCAGTTTGGACGTGGCGAGAAGGGCGCTGACGGTGAGCCAGGAGCGGATGGCTCCGATGGCACCGACGGAACCAACGGCCTGATCACGTCGGTGGATACCACCTCCAAAACCGTGGGCCTGATTGGTAAAACCGCGCTGAACATCACGGCGACCGTCGTGTCTGGTCAGCTTATCCTCAACGTGACTACGGTGTAAGCCATGAACGGACTGAGTGAACGCCACCGCACCCTGGGCGACCTGATGACCGAGCTGCGCGCGCGGCTTGGCTTCGTCACGCAAGGCAGCGCCAGCAAGAACAACGACACCGTGATCAAGAGCTTCCTGCAGGAAGCCCACGACTACGTGTTCAGCGAGCTGCAGCCGCCTGCCCAGCGCAAGAAAACCATCATCCAGTTGCAGGCAGGCTCTTACCTGTACGACTGGCACAACGACGCCGAGGACGAGGACATCGACCCCGGCCTTGTGCAATCGCTGTGGCTCAAGCAATCGGACACGATCCGCACCCCGCTGACGCAAGGCATCACCGAAAACGACCGCTCGCTGGACACCATCCGCCAGCAGCCCGAGAAATACGACCACCTGAATGGCCAGATCGAACTCTGGCCCATCCCCGACCAGCCTTATGAGCTGATCGTGGAATACCTGGCCGACAAAAACCGCTTCGACCGTGCGAGCGACCGCCCCAGCGTGCCGGATCGCCTGGTGTTCTTGTACGCCCTGGCCACGGCCAAGGCTCACTACCGCCACCCCGACGCCCAGCCAGCGGCCGTGACCTTCCAGAACATGCTCACCAAAGAAAAGATGAAGCAGAAGGAAAACCGCCGATTCTTCGCCAACACCGACACGCGCGGCGAAAGCCAAGTGGTCCGCACCGCCAATGGTGGCTACACCCTTCGGAGCTGACCGTGGCCCAGATTACCTTCGACCGCTTCGACTTGGGCATTGACCTGCGCAAGGGCGCATCCGTATCGGATGCCAACCGCTTGCGCGAAATGAAAAACGCCTATGTCACCACGGGCCTGGCCACGCAGAAGCGGCCAGGTTTGGTGAAGGTGGCCGACCTGGAGGCTGGCACCAAAGGCCTGTTTGCCGCCTTCGGCAAGCTGCACACCTTCTACGGTAGCGGCACCGTCACGCACGCAAACACCCTGTTCCAGGCCAACAAGGTGGAGTTTTCAGGCGGGGCCCAGGCCGTCACCGATGTGCCTTATGCCGACGTGTTCAATTCCTTCATTTACTGCGCCGTGCAATACGCCAGCGGCGCGGTGGAGCATCACTACCTGGACGGATCAGCGGCCACGCACATTGCCGACGCCAACTGTCCCGACACCAAGGCGGTGATCAAGCTGGCCAGCAAGATTTTTGCGGCTGGCGCTGGCAGCGGTGACGTGGTGCGCTTTTGCAAGACCGGCGACCCGCGCGACTGGACCACGGCCAACGATGCCGGGTTCCTGCCCACCGGCTTGAACTCGCGCGGTGACCGCTCCACCAACGCCCTGGGCATCTACCAAAGCAAGCTGGTGGCGCTCACGCGCGACGGCGCGCAGGTGTGGACCGTGGACCCGGACCCCACCAACATGAAGCTGGACACCATCGTGGAGAACGTCGGTACCAGCTTCCCGCGCACCGTGTCCAACGTGGCCGGTGACCTGTATTTCCTGAGCGACTACGGGTTTCGCTCCATCACCACGCTGCAACTGACCAACAACCTGGCCGACGTGGACGTGGGCTCGCCCATCGACGCCCTGGTGCGACCCGAAACCAAAGTGGCCGGGGTCAACCCGCGCAGCTTCTACTTCTACGGCACCGGCCAGTACGTGTGCGCCATTGGCAACCGCCTGTTCGTCTACTCGATCAGCCGCACCGCCAAGATCGCGGCATGGAGTCAGTATTTCCTGAGCAAGACCGTGGACGCCTTTGCGGAGCTGGGCCAGGAGCTTTACATACGGTCCGGTGATTCGGTCTACAAGCTGGATGAAGCCGTCAGCACCGACGACGGCACGCAGTTTGAAGTCCTGATTGACCTGCCTTACATGAACTTCAAGTCGCCCGGCATGCTCAAGCGCATCACCGGGGCCGACGTGGTGGTGGACGGCCGCTGCGAGTTTTCCGTGGGCTTCGACGTGCGCGACCCCGATGCTTTCACCCCACCGGTCAAGGTCAAGGGCAACACCCGACCCAGCGGCATGATTCCCGTGGAGTGCACCGGCACCGAATTCGCGCTGCGCTTTCGCAACTTCGACAACAAGCCGTTCCGCGTGGACGCGGTGACGATCTATTACGACGTGCTGGGCCCGGTATGAAGTTGCGCATGGCCACCCCCGACGACTTGCCCGCCATCGTGGTGCTGGGCCGGGTCATGCACCAGGAATCGAGCTTCGCGCCCATGGATTACGACGTGGACCGCGTGAAAGAAACGATCAGCGACCTGATGAACAAAAGTCAGTTCGTGGTGGTGGCTGAGGATACAAATGGGGAAGTGATCGGCGGCATGGCTGGCATGGTGACGCAAAGCTGGTTCGGCAATGACATGGTGGCCAATGACCTGGCCCTGTTCATTCACCCGGACCATCGCGGCGGCCTGATGGTGGTGCGGCTGGTCAAGGCATTCGTGCACTGGGCCAAGTTGGCCGGTGCAAAACAAATTCGGCCTGGCGTGGTGTCTGGAAGCAGAACCGCCGAGGCCTTGTATGACCGACTTGGCTTCACGCGATGCGGGGCCACGTTTTGTATGGAAGGAGCTTGATATGGGCGGCGGTGGTGGTGGTGATCCAGGGGCAGCAGCCCGAGAGCAAGAGGCAGCACGTCAGGCGCGCATCCAGGCGGCAACGGACGAAATCAACAACATCTTCGCCAACAAGGTGAAGAAGACCAATCCTGACGGCAGCGGGTTCTGGGTCGATGGCGATCCAGCCAACGCGCGCGACACGCTCTATGCGGACCAGCGCAAGACCGTCTACGACCTGAACAAGACCGAAGTGGACCGCCAGGCCAAGGAAGCCGAGCGGACCAACCGCTTCGGCCTGGCCCGCATGGGCCTTCTGGGCGGATCGGTGGACGTGGACAGCAATGCGGAGCTGAACCGTCGCACGAACGAGGGCCTGCTTCGCGCTGGCGGCATTGCCGACCAGGCAGCGGCGGACCTGAAGGCATCCGACGAGAAGACCCGCTCGAACCTCATCAGCATGGCGCAGTCGGGCATCGACACCGGTACCGCGTCGCAGATGGCCTTGCAGGGTCTGAAGGTGAACGCGGACAGCGTGGCGCAGCAACGCTCGGGCTCCAGCATCGGCAGCCTGTTCAACGACTTGAGCCAGGCATACCTGGCCAACCAGGTCAACGCAGGCCGGGCGGCCGGTGCGGGCTATGGCCAGCAGTGGTACGGCGTTTCCGCGCCGACCCAGCGCTATGCGGGCAACTGAGGGAGGTTAAGACATGGACCCGATCACCATCGCATCCCTCGTCGCCATGTTCGCCGGATCGGCCATGCAGTACAAGGCCGCGCAGGACGCGCAGGAGCGCCAGAACGCGGCCATCCGCGAAGGTCTCCAGCGCCAGCGTGACTTGCAGATTCAGGCCGAGCAGAAGGCCATGGGCACGGCGCGCGAGTTCAACACCGAAGACCGCCGCACCGAGCAGACCCAGATTGCCGACCAGATCAGCCAGGAGCTTCTGACGCCGGTCAGCGAGAGCCAGGCGATCCGCTCGCAGCAGCAGACCACGCAGGGCAACGTCTCGGGCGACTACACCACGGCCAAGGCCGCCTCGGATGTGGCCTCGCTCAAGGCGGCCGAGCAACTGGCCCGCCTGTTGGGCAAGTCCACGTCGGCCAATCGCCTGCGCATGAACGAGGGCATCCGCCTGATGGATGCTGGGCAGGCGATCGACCAGCTCGGGAGCTTTTCGCGCGGCAACCAGGGGGCCGACCAAATCGCCATCCAGGTCGCCGGCCGACCTGATGCCGGGCTCCAGTTCGGCGGCAGCGTGCTCCAGGGGATCGGCAGCGCTGGCCTCATGGGCGGCGGCTCCGCTGGGAAAGTCACGGGCGCGGACCTGGCGGCAGCCAATGCCACGGCCGACCCGATCGCAACGCTCAACGCATCCAAGGGCTGGACGGGCTCGGGCAACACGTCCTGGCTGGACGCACTTCGGAGGATCGGACAGTGAACTTCACCATTGACGGAGGCGGCGCGCTCGCCGCAGGCCAGGGCATCGGCAACCTCATCAAGGCGGCGGCCCTGGCTCCCATGTACCGCCAGAACGCAGAGCAGGATGCCATGCTCAAGGGCGCGCAGGTCTACAACCAGACCATGAGTGGCAACAAGGCCGGTACCGAAGCCGAATTGCTGGCGCTCAAGCTCGGGCTCCAGCGCGATCCGCTCAAGACCGTGATGCTTGAGCAGCAGGTGCCGCTGGATCGGCGCGCGGCCATCGAGACTTTCATCAACACCGGCAGTTTCGGTCCGTCCTACGACGTGCCGGCCGATGGCGTCGGACCTGTTCAGCCCGCGCCAGTGGACCCCGCCAAGATGAGCACCATCGCCCGCTCGATGGCGCTCTACAACAAGACGCTGGGCGTCGGCGGCAAGGTGGACGACATGGCGCAGGCCGCCGACATCGAGCAGAAGATGCGCGACCGGGCCGCTGTCATCCAGAACCCGGCGCTGGCGCTGCCTACCGCGCAGGCGTTCTACGCCACGAGCGGCAATGCTCCGTTCGATAACGTGGGCAACACCGGCATGACGCTGAACGCGCTGACCGGCAACCAGTTCGAGGGAAGCCCTGCGCTGGCCAAGCTCTTCGCCGATGCGGAATCTGCCCTGGCCAACCAGCGCAACGCAGCGGCCGGCGCTTCCGGTGCAGCGGCTGGACTCTCCAGCGCTCGCCGCGATCGCGTGACGAGTGGCCTGGACAAGCCTGTGACCGTCGTGGACGACGAGACCGGCCAGGCGTCCGTGACTGCCATCCCGACCCGTGGCGACCCGCGCACGATTGGCGTCGCACCGCCCAAGGGCAACGGCGTGGACGCCACCAACGCCAAGGCCAAGAACGCCATCATCGCCGCCGTCGAGAAGGAAATGCCTGGCGCTGACGAAGCGACCATTTCCGCCGAGGTCGAAAAGCGTTTGGCTCGCCGTGGCCTGCCTGGTACCGGGAACAAAAATCCGGCGGCCAGCGCCAGCACGCCAAAAATCCCAAGTCAGTCGGGGCAGTTCAAGAGCCCCGATGAGGTCAAGGCGGCCTACAAGGCGGGCAAGATTTCCCGCGAAGCCGCCATGGCAACCCTGCAAAGAGACTTTGGGATGAAGTAATGCGAGCTGATGAGTTCCTGGACGGCCAGAGTGGCAACAAGGCCGCCGATTTCTTGGATGGTCCGGGGACCAAAGCAGCACCAGACGCGAGCTGGAGCGACAACCTCCGCGACATCGTTGCCACGGCCCTGAAGATCGGCCCGACCGCACTCAAGGGAGTAGCCGACCTGGGCCGCCTGGCCACTGGCGACCGCATTGGCGTGGATACCTCCAACGCCATGAAGCGCGGCATGGAAGCCATCGACCAGGTGATCGGGTCGGACGCGCTCAACGCGCAGAAGGCCAACATCAACCAGGCGCTGCAAGACCCGAATGTCGGCATCATGGACCTGCCTGGCGTCGTGATGCGCAACCCGCGCGCGGCGGCCGATACGGCAGTCTCCACCGTGGGCTCGATGTTCTTGCCCGCTGGCGCTGCGGCCGGCGTGGTCAAGGCCCTGCCTACCGTCGCCAAGATCATCCCGCGCGCTGCCAGTGTCACCCCTGGCGCTGCCGCGACCGGCGCATCCGTCGTGACCGGCGCGGCGCAGAACGCGGCCGAGACCTTCGTCGATACCGAAGGCCAGGCCATGGGCGACCGGTACACGGGCGCAGGCATCAGCGGCGCGGCATCGCTGGTGCTGGGCAAGTTGCTGGGCGGTGGTGCCGAAGGTGTCATCGCGCGTCGCCTGGCCGGTGAGACCGTCGGGCGTGGCGTCATCGAGGCGGGCAAGTCCGCCGTCATGACCGGGGCCAAGGAGTTCCTGCAAGAGGGCGGCGAAGAGTCGTCCAACTATGTCGGCAAGCAGACCGCCAAGGGTGAGGCGATTGACCTGAACACCATGGGCAAGCAAGGCCTGTATGGCGGCATGATCGGCTTGGGCGTGGGTGCAGGCTCTGACGTGGCGACGAACGCGGCCGACATTGGCAAGGGCGGCATCGAGCGCCAGGTCGCGCGCGCGATCGACGAGGCCGCGCAGGACATCGCGGACCGCCAGACCCCGCAGGTCATTCAGCAGACCGTGGCGCGTATCTTCGACAAGCTGCCGCAGCGGCCGGACCCCGCGCCAGCGCCCCAACCCGAACCGCAACCGCTGGCGCTTGGATTTGACCCCAGCGTGCGCAACCCGCAACCGACCATGCAGGTCGATCCGCAGGGCAACGCCAGCCCCATGCCGACCGACCAGCAGGCCGCCATCCAGGCCGAAGTCGAGCGCATGAACAGTCTGGGGCTGACGCCTGACGTGCAGCGCGCAGCCGCGCAGCGTGCGCAGTCGCCCGAGCCCGGCCCGGTCTCCACGCCGTCCGACCTGATCCAGCGCCTTCTGGGCTCTGGCTGGACGCCGCCGCAACAGAGCGACGGCATGGTGCTCCAGAACCGCAACCGCGCGACGCCTTCCTCGGTCGCGCAAATGACCAGCATCGCCGCCAATCCAGACTACGGCCGGCTGGGCTTCTCGCGTGACTTCGCCAATGGCGCGCCCGTCGTCTCTGGTGGCTCCGTGCCGGCCAAGCAGATCGGCAAGTCGGATGTGGCGGTGGCCAGCGATGGCCGGCGCATTCCTGTGCAGTACGCCGTGGTCGAAGCCGACCAGGTGCTCGCCTCCAACAAGTCAGACGGCACGGCCAATGTGGACTATGGCAACGACCAGGTGCAGGCGATCCGCGCGATTGCTGGCAACGGCCGCATCGCTGGCCTGCAAAGCGCCTATGCAAACGGCAAGGCCAGCGGCTACCTCAAGGAGCTGAGCGGGGACGCCCTGCATGGCATCGACAAGAAAGTCATCAAGGGGATGAAGCAGCCGGTGCTGGTGCGCATCATGCCCAAGGAGTCCCTGACCGCCGACATTGGCGACGTGTCCAACACCGTCGGCAACCTAGCTTTGTCGCCCGTGGAGCAGGCCAAGAACGATGCGCAGCGGGTGAGCCTGGATGCGCTCCAGTTCGCCGAAGACGGCTCCGTCACGCCCGAGACCGTGCGCCAGTTCGTGCGGGCCATGCCGCAGTCCGAGCAGGGTGGTCTACTGGACACCAACGGCCAGCCAACCAAGCAGGCGGTGGACCGCATCAGCGCCGCCGTCTTCTCGCGCGCTTATGGCAATGACCAGCTCGTGCGCCTGTACGCGCAGGCGCAAGACCCCGAGGCCCGGCTGATCCTGTCAGCGCTCGCTCAGGTGGCCCCGAAGATGGCCCGCCTGGAAGGCGCTGGCGCGCTGGACATCCGCGACGTGGTGACGCAGGCCGCCGAGATTGCGGTGAACGCGCGCCGCGATGGCATTGCACTGGCCAAGGCCGCGCAGCAGCTCGACATGACGGCCGATCCCTTGGTCGGCGAAGTGCTGGACCTGTTCGTGCGCAACTCGCGCAGCGTCAAGCCCGTGGTGGAAGCGCTCGGAGCGGCTGCCGACATGGCCTACACTGAAGCGAACAAGCCCGCCTCGGACATGTTCGGGGAAGTGCCGCGCGCCAGCCGTGGCGACATCATCAACCAACTGAGGCCCGAGAATAAACGAGGAAGCCAAAAAGGTCTGGAACAGCCCGCAGGGCGTGAGCCTGTTCAAGAAGATGCTGGCGGGCAAGCAGCCCGACCCGCAGGATCGCAAGACGCTGGACCAGCTCAAGCGAGCCGATCCGCCGAAGACCAAGCCGACCAGCAAGGGCTGACCAGCTACACCCCGCAGGAAATCGTAGACCGCCTGAGCAAGCTGGAGCAGGCGGAAAAGGAGCGCCAGCAGCAGGAGCGCGAAGCCGAGCAGCGCGCCAAGGCCGACGCCGAGCGCGACGACTTCACTCTGACCGGAAGCGACCGGACCGCTGACGTGGCCGCCGCGCGTGGCCAGACGGATATCTTCAGCGCCCCATCAGAAGAGCAAGTCAGCACCAAAACAAGTGAGAAGACTGGAAACACGACGAAGACATATGGAGGCTATGTCGACGGCGATGGTGTTCCTGTTGAGCTGAGCATCGTTCGTCGCGCTGACGGCACTCTGTTTCGAGTGTTTGCCAAGTATGGCGACGGCACCAGGAACGAGTTTGACGCCAGCTATGGCCCAGGCATCACCGATGAGCAGATCGTCAAGGCGGTGGCCGAGCCAAGTGATTGGGAAAAGGTGGCTGCCAAATCGACGGCAGATCAAGCAAGCGAAAAATCCAAAGGTGACAGATTCCCAAGCGTGGAATCCATCACTGGACTGCGAGTGGGTCCCGGCGGGACGATCAAGCCGAAAGCGATTGCACCAGGTAAACCACTCTATCGAGAGACCGACCTTGAAGGGCTGAACGACATTCTGCGATCTGACAGCCAAGCAGATGTTGTCGGACTGTTTGTCAGCGACAACCCAGACTTAGCTATTGGTCAAGGCGATAACACGGGCGTGCAGATTGTCTTCCGCCCAGACTCTCTGAGTGGGAAAGAGCACGTCAAGCCCATGACCGGCGAATTAGCCGGACGTGAGTACAAGACTGATGTTGTGGCGCCGCGTGCTGTGCAGGAAATCACGATGCGGGCGTCGGACCTGAAGTCTCTGCGTCCAGCAGCGAAGAGGGCACTTTCTGACTTTGACCGGTCCGATCTGCCAGGCGGCCTTGTTCGGTTTACTCGAAAGGGGCTGTCAAACGCATCACAGCCTCAAGCGCCCATGCCGACGCCTGGCATGACGCCAAGCGAGGCCATCGTCAACGCCTTCAAGATAGAAGGCTCGACCGAGGCTGACGCAAAGGAGATGGCCACGCGGATTCAGAAGCTGGCCGACCGGAATGGCAAAGCCGTCACGCTTTGGTGGAACCCGGAGGATGGTGAGCTGGCCGCCATGGGCACCAACCCATTCGACAACGGCGTCGCCATCACGACCGTCGAGCCAACGCCAGACCCGCGAGCAGTGGCAAAGCCGGACGCTCCGGCATCACAACCGAAAACGGAAACCAAGGCGAAAGCCCGTAGCGACGCCGCATCCGTATCACCGGCAGGCCGCATCGACGACTTCGGCGAGAAGATCGGCGGTGCTCGCAAGGATGTCTGGACATCGTTCAAGGATGACCTAGGCGCGGTGGCCGACGACGACATCGCCAGCCAGCCGCTTTCCAAGGTGTGGCCCCAGCCGGACTACCAGGCACTGCTGGATGGCGGTGCTGACCCGTGGGCGGTGGCCTTCGCGCGAGCCGCGCGCGATGAGATTCCCTCCAAGCCGCGCCAGTCCTGGAAGGTCAAGCGCTGGGCCGAGCAGGTTCGCAGCCTGCGCGATTCGACCATGAAGCTCATGGACGGCCGGCTCAGCGTGGAGCGGGTTAAGCAGCTCATGACGCAGTTCACCTCCCAAGGCATGCGCGACCTGGCTGGCCGAGTGGAGCTGTACACGCTGGTCGGGCATGGCAAGTCACTGGACGGTGTGCGCATCCGCTCGGGTGAATACTCGATGTACAACCGGGTCGAGTACAACCCGCCGCGCGTCATCTGGACCGTCGAGAAGGAGGCGGCCGCCACTGCCTTCAGCAACTGGCCGCGCGAGCTGGCCACGGGCGCGACCCGAGAAGAAGCGCTCAAGGCGTTCAAGGAGAAGTACGACTCGCTGGACATCAACCCGGCCGCAAAGAAAGAAGTCACGTTCGACATCTATTCAAAGCGCGGCCAGGACGGCTACTTCATTGGCAAGAAGGTCGGCCGCAATTACATCGACGTGGCCGGACCTTTTGAGAACGTCAAAGCAGCGCGCGAGCATAAGGCCACGAAGCAGGCCGAGCTGGTCGCCAAGCTGGAGAAGGCCAAGGAAATCCCGCGCGAGCGCCGCGACACCAACGAGCCGCGCGTCGGCGAGGACATGCGCAACGGCCAGGACGTGACGCCCCAGATGTTCGGCGAGACGTTCGGCTTCCGTGGCGTCGAGTTCGGCAACTGGGTCGAACAGGGCCGCCGGCAAAAAGACCTGAACGACGCCTTCGATGCGCTCATGGACATGGCCGCCATCATTGGCGTGCCGCCCAAGGCGCTATCGCTCAACGGAGAGCTGGGCCTTGCCTTTGGTGCCCGTGGTGGCGGTGGCGTGAACCCGGCCGCCGCGCACTACGAGCCCGGTAAGGTGGTCATCAACCTCACGAAGAAGTCCGGCGCGGGCAGTCTCGGACATGAGTGGTGGCATGCGCTGGACAACTACTTCTCGCGCATGCGATCGAAGGGCGACGGCATGATGACCGACGCGCTGGACGTGTCCCTGGCGGCGCGTGGCTCGCCGTTCCAGCACCAGGGCGCGGTGCGCAAGGAAATGGTCGAAGCCTTTGGCGCGGTCATGAAGGCGATCCGGCAAACCGCGATCAAGGCTCGCTCTGCAAAGCTGGACGCCAAGCGCTCGAAGGAATACTGGACGACCGACCCCGAAATGTCGGCGCGCGCCTTCGAGTCCTACCTGATTTCCAAGCTCCAGGACCAGGACGCATCGAACGACTACCTGGCCAACATCGTCGCCCCTGAGACCTGGAAGGCTGCCGAGGCCCTGGGCTTCGAGCTGGATGACAGCTACCCGTATCCGACGGCTGGTGAGATTCCCGCGATCCGCGCGGGCTTCGATCACTTCTTCAAGACCATCGAGACCCGCGAGACCGACAATGGGTTGATGCTCTATGCGCCGAGCCGCGCGGCCTCAGCGCCAGGGAAGATGTCGCTTGATGCGGTTCGCCAGGCCGTACAGACGGCCATAAAAACTATCCCGAACGCTCCGGGGATCGAAGTCGTCGCTAACCCTGCGGTCGCTGGCATTGCGGTCGGTCCGACGATACGTCCAATGGGGGGTACTCTCCCAGATGGACGAATACTTCTTTTCGCCGACAACATCGGCTCGGTCATCGACGTTCATCAGACGGTCTTTCATGAGCTGTTTCACCGGGGCGCGAAGGTCCGCTTCAACCGGAATGCAGACTATATCGCGGCAATGCTGGACCTGGCAGCCACGGATGCGACGGTACGCCGGCTTGCCGTTGATTGGAAAAAGTCCGACGACGGCCAAGACAAGCGCGAGCAGTTCGAGCTGAATGGTCCGCTGACTGGCGATCGGTTGGCCAACTACGAGGCGCTGGCCGTGGAAGAAGCGCTCGCCGAAATCGCTGAATCGGTCGGCTCTGGTCAGGTCAAGCCTGCCCGCTCGATGATTGAGCGCATCACGCAGGCGCTGGCTCGCGTGGCTGAGTCCTTCGGTTTGAAGCGACTGGCGCGCTGGCTGCGCGAGGCCGATCTTTCGGCCGCCGAGAAGTTCATCGTGGAGACCGTCCGCATGTCTGGCGGTACACCAAATCAGAACACGACGGCGGTGTTGTTCAGTCAGGGCAGCGTCCAGTCTGCCGTCCAGACGTGGGATGTGACCGAACCCGGTACTGGCGACGCCTTCATCCGCGCGATCCAGAACAACAAGATCGACGTGAAGCGGGTGCGCGACGCCATTGCCGAGCGCTACGGCAAGGTGGCCGAGTCCAAGGACGCCTACCTGGGCGAAGAGCTGTACCACGGCCGCGTGGCCGCGCGCGTCTCGCGCATCTATGACGAGCAGGTCGAGCCGCTGCTCAAGAAGATCGCGGTCGCTGGCCAGAACGTCGGCGTCACCATGGACGACGTGAACCTGTACCTACACGCTCGCCATGCGCCCGAGCGCAACGCGGCGATGAAGGCGATCAACCCGGACATGGAGAACAACGAGGCTCTGTCCGGCATGAGCAACCAGGAAGCAGCGAAGGCCCTGGCCGACTTCAAGGCCGCCGGCAAGGACAAAGCGCTTGCGCTGATTGCTGCCGATGTGGACCAACTGCTGGCCGACACCCGCACCAACCTGGTCGCCGATGGCCTAGAGGACGCTGGCGTCATCGCGGCCTGGGAGTCCGCATACAAGCACTATGTCCCGCTCCAGCGCGACATCAAGGGCGGCGGCACGCCAAAGGGTATGGGCTTCTCGATCCGAGGCCCGGAGTCCAAGCGCGCCGTCGGCTCCAACCGCCAGGTGGTGAACATCTTGGCCAACGTGGTCGCGCAGGCCGAGACCGCCGCGATCCGCGCCGAGAAGGCAGTCGTCGGACGCACGCTGCTGGCCATGGCCAAGCAGTACCCGAACCCGGACTTCTGGAAGGTGGACATCGCGCCGACCAAGCCCCGCATCGACAAGGAAACTGGGCTCGTGCAGCGCAACGCTGTCGATCCGCTGTTCCAGACGGCGGACAACGTGGTCATGGTCAAGGACTACGGGCAAGAGCACTTCATTGTCTTCAACAAGAACAACGAGCGCGCGATGGCCATGGCGCACGCGATGAAGAACCTCGACATCGCGCCCATGAACAAGATTCTGGAAGTGGCCAACAAGGGCACGCGCTTCCTGGCTTCGCTGTTGACCCAGCGCAATCCGCTGTTCTGGCTGACCAACTTCGCGCGGGACATCCAGGGTGCGCTGGTCAACCTGGAGGGCACGGATGCCGAGGGCTTGCAGCGCGAGGCGATGGCCAACCTGCCAAAGGCGTTCAAGGGCATGCACGCGATCGTCCGAGGTGATGGCTCTGGGCAGTGGGCACGCTACGCCCGCGAGTTCCAAGAGGCCGGCGGCACGACCGGGTACATGCAGGTGTTCGAGACATCGGACAAGCGCATGGCCGACCTGGAGAGGGAAGTCGCGCGCATGCAGCAAGGCAAGGCTGACCCGCGCCGCCTGGCTCGCATGGCATTGGAGTTCGTGGACGACTACAACGACATCATCGAGAACGCGGTGCGCCTGTCGGTCTTCCAGGCCGCGCGCGATGCCAACGTTTCGACGGCTAAGGCCGCGAGCATCGCCAAGAACATCACGGTCAACTTCAACCGCAAGGGCAACCTGACCCCGCCGATCAATTCGCTGTACATGTTCTTCAATGCCAGCGTGCAGGGCACGGCCCGTCTGGCGCAGGCCATGGTCACGAGCCGCAAGGCGCAGGCGCTGGTGGGTGGCATCGCAGCCATGGGCTTCGTGCTCGATGCGCTCAACCGCATGGCGGCCGGTGACGACGACGAGACCAAGCGCAACCGCTACGACCTGATCCCGGAATTCGAGAAGTCGCGCAACTGGATTTTCATGAACCCGATGCGTCCTGGCGAGTATGTGAAAGTGCCGCTGCCGCTGGGGCCTCACGTCTTCCACAACGCCGGCCGACTGCTGTCCGACGCGATCTTCCGCAAGAACCCGCGCAACGCTTCCGAGTACGGCTGGAGCATCGCCGGGGTGTTTCTGGACGCCTTCAGTCCGCTCGGTGCATCGCCGTCGCTTGGCCAGCTCATTTCGCCCAGCGTGCTCGATCCTGCCGTGCAGCTCGCCGAGAACAAGTCCTTCACGGGCGCTCCGGTCTTCAAGTCGGCCGATCGTGGCTTCGGCAAGACCGATCCGAAGCCGGCCTACACCCGTCACTTCGAGAGCACGCCGGACGTGTGGATCGGCGCGTCCAAGCTGCTGAGCGACGCCACGGGGGGCGACAAGGTGAAGCCTGGCGCGATCGACATCAATCCGGACGTGATGAAGCACATCTTCTACACGATGACCGGCGGGCCTGGCCGCACGCTCGACCAGACCATCGACACCGCGCAGGCGGGGTCTCGTGGCAAGGAGTTCAGCGTAAACCGCGTGCCGCTGGCCAGCCGCTTCTACGGGGCCAACGACGACGCCCAGCGCGAGCGCGCGTACTACGACGACCGCAAGCGCGTGCTCGATGCCAAGCAGACGTTCGACTACTACATGAAGAACGGCCGCGCGGACGAGGCCCGCAAGGTCGCGGCCGAGCTGGGTGACGGCGATCCTGCCAAGGGGCGCAAGAAGATGCTGGAGTTCTCCGCCGCCGAGAAGTCGGTGCGCAAGATTAACGGCTCGATCCGCCAGGAGCTGGAGCGCGATGACGACGGAGAGGCCACGGCCGAGCAACTGCGCGCCCTTCGCCAGCGGCGCGTGCGGGTGATGTCCAACGCGCTCGACGACGAGTGACAAATATCCGGGACTGAAGGACCGCGCTCATAGCATTCCCGCATGGGGGTGCACTGATGAGCGCGATTCTTTCTTTCCTGGGTGGTGCGGCATTCCGCATGATCTGGGGCCAGCTCTCCGCCTGGCTCAACAAGCGGCAGGACCACAAGCACGAGCTGGAAATGCTCCGGCTCCAGGCCGATCTGGACGACAAGCGCCACGCGCGCGACTGCGAGCGCTTGCGCCTTCAGTCCGAGCTGGGCGTGAAGGAGGTGATGGTCCAGGCTGATGCCGACATCGCCCGCATCGAGGCGAGTGCCTTCATGCAGGCCGCCAGTCGCGCGACCGAGCGCTCTGGCATCTTCATCGCCGACCTGTGGAACGGCATCATCCGACCGGCCGCCGCGTCGATCGCCCTGTACCTGTGGGTCGTGGCCCTGAACGCTCAGGGCTGGAAGATGGGCGACTGGGACCGGGAGCTGGTCGGCGTCATCATCGGCTTCTACTTTGCTTCGCGGGTGCTCAGCCGTGACCGTCGGATCGGCTGACCTGGCGCAGCTCTACGTTCTGATCCGGACCTTCGAGGGGTGCCGGCTCATGCCTTACCTGTGCCCGGCCGGTGTGTGGACATGCGGCTGGGGCTCGACCGGCCCGGACGTTGTGCCTGGCCAAGCCTGGACGCAGGAGTATGCCGACCGTCGCATGCAGCAGGACGCCATGCGTTTCGCGCGTGGCACGCTGGCCCTGTGCCCTGGCATCGCCGGCACGCGCCTGAGCGCCATCGCCGACTTTGCCTACAACCTGGGGCTCGGAAACCTTCAGGCGTCCACTCTGCGGCGCAAGGTCAATGCGCGCGAATGGGATGAGGCGAAGACCCAGCTCATGCGATGGGTGCGCGGTGGTGGCCGCGTGCTGCCCGGCCTCGTGCGCCGGAGGAAGGCCGAGGCCGATCTGATTTAG